AGCACTATTACAGTAAAAATAAATTTATTTTTACTGTAATAACCTAAATTGTCTTGATTATTTACTTGTTTTTTAGATTATTACACCCTAACATATTATTTGGATTATTACTTAAAAATTAAAGGCATAATATTTTATATAAGCATAAGATATATAACAATAATGTCGCAACCTTCGCAAATATATTATGATTTAGATGTTGTGAATACAGTCCAACCTGCTTTTACCACTTCATCTACCGCTCAACCAAATCGCCTTACCTTTACCGAGGTGAGAAGCAGTCCTATTTTAGACAATCCAAGCGACTATTTCTTGAGTATTGTGCGATTTAGTTTAGACACAGCAGGCAGTATGCCTTTGTTCTTACCGCAGATTGACCTGATGAATACTGTGGGTGTCGCACCGTGGAATAACACGGTGTATTATGTGAGTGTTGAATACAATCCTCCTGCTACTCCTGCTAATAGATTGATTGCGAAACAGAGAGTAATTTTTGTGCCACAGAACAATACTTTAGCACCTCCCTCCGCCTCACCGAATACTTTAGAAGAAGCAACGAACCCTTATTACTGGGTGAATAATATTCAGGCGTTTATTTGTATGATTAATGAAGCACTAAAACTTGCCTATGCTGATATTGTCACGCAGGCAACCGCAGGTGCTATTACTCTGCCTGTGACTTGGGTCGCTGGTAATGAACCTTATCTTTTATGGGACGCAGGTTCAGCAAAAGCAACTTTAGTCACTCAAGCAGACATTTTCACGCAAGATTGCTTATCTTTAGGCAACGCAGAAGGTTTTGTTTATTTTAACAATCCTCTCTTCATTTTATTCTCATCCTTTCAAGCAATTCACAATTACACATTCAATCCTAATCCTCTTAATTCTAATGACAACGAAGCGAACTATTTGATTAAGGTATTTAACAAAAAAGGAGGGTCGCTCAACAATTATGTCCCCGCAAATGTAGATGGAAGTGGAAATATGATAGGTTCAGGACCACCGTATAATTCATTTTTTATGGAGCAACCTTATAGCACAGGTGCGACATTATGCCCTATTCAATCGCTCGTATTCACAACTACACTCGTGCCTGTTTTACCTCAACTTATCGGCATCCCTCGCATATTGACGAACCAAAATTCTTCTTCGGGTGCGAACGACAACTTAAGCAACGAAATTACAGATTTAGTCGTTAATTTGAATACCGGTACAGAGTATTTCCCAAATGTTATTTACCTACCTACCGCCGAATACCGATTGATTGATTTACAGGGCAATAGTCCGCTCTATGGTATTCAAATAAGCGTCCAGTGGAAAGACATTTACGGCATTTACCACGACTTTTATTTACAGAACGGGTGTTCTTGTTCGCTGAAAATACTTTTTCGCAAAAAAGACCAAGGATACTTCTAATTTAGGGGAATTCTACACATTTTTTTATCTTTGCTATAATTATAAACGACTTCTAATTATGGCATCAGCGGATTTTGAGAAAATTTGTGTCCAAGACGACCTACTATTGACGACCGACAAGGTTCGTTATGCGGTCTTCAAGGGAGCCCAGAATATCACTCCTTCGCAGTATGAGGCGATTTCAAAGTCGCCCTCTTCAATTACCTTCAACGTCCAATTGCCGAGTGAATCCACGGTTTTTAGCAGGCGTATTATGGTGGAGACCACTATGACCGTCCAATTCACTCTTACTACACTTGCTGGATATGGTGGAGCAGGAGCAAGAAATGTCAATCCGGGGTACTCGTCCGCTTTAGGTCCATTCCCCTTTCATTCTTGCTGTAATACTATTCAGGCAACTATCAACAACAACACCGTATCACAGAACCAAAAGGACATTATGTTTCAATTACTTCGTTTCGGTGACCGTCGCGATGTTGCTCGCTACAATAACGCTACTCCTACGCAGTATGATAGTTATATGAAGTATTATCAGGCACTCGGGGCGAATAACAACCCTCTTGGTGCTTGGAATGACAACTCTTTAGACCAAGATTTTCAACCCCGAGGTCAGTTTATTATTGACAGTATTACGGGCAACGATGTTAATGACGGCAACCCTAAAACCATTACCGTCACTTTCACAACCCGAGAACCGTTGATGATGTCTCCTTTTCTGTGGATGGACCCCGAAAGCAACAACGCTGGGATGTATGGCGTCCAAACTTTGAATTTCACATTTAACCTCGGCAACGCAAATAAGGCATTTCGTCTTGCTCGTGGTGCTTATGGTACTGCTGGCAATTTTGCTACTGGTGATGCTAATACTTGGTTTAGCGTTAGTGATGCTACGATTACGAATGTTGCCTCTGCTCGCTTGCTTATGCTCTTCTTGACCCGCCAACCGTCTAACTTGGTTAGTGCCAGAAATGTCCTGCCCTTTGCGGAATATCCACGCTACTTGACGAATGTCAGCAACCCTCTCGCTGATGGTGCTACAACGGAGCAGACATTTCAAAGTATTCAGTTGAACTCCGTCCCTGATAAGTTGATTATTGCTTGCCGTAAAATTATGGGTAATCAAACTGGAGCGGATGCTGATGCTTTCTTGCCTATTCGTAAGATTAACATTTCATTCAATAACAAAGCGGGTCTGTTGTCAGGAGCGACCCAGTGGGACTTGTGGCGGATGTCCGTTGAAAGCGGTTCAAACCAAACTTGGAGCGAGTTTAGCGGTCGTGCGTATAAAGGACAGCAGACCGCACCTGCTGGTGCTACTGCCTTGCCAGAGGTGGTCGCAACTTGCGGTTCGGTTCTTGCTCTTGAGTTCGGTCGTCATATTGAACTGGACGATGTCTATGCTCCCGGGTCCATCGGGGCATTCCAGTTGTTGTTTAAATTGGAGGTTGAGAACAATACTGGTCTCGCAATTAACGCCAACCAATACGAGATTGTCCTTATTACTATGAACTCGGGTGTCTTCGCGATTGAACGCGGAACTTCACAGACCTACACGGCAATCCTGTCTCGTGCCGATGTTCTTGCCGTCTCTTCTCGTCCTCAATATGCTAAATCGGGTCTTGCTCGTATTGTTGGAGGTGCTGTTGAAGACAAGGTTAAGATGCTTGCTCGTCCTTTGATGGATGCTGTTGGTATGGGTCAGTCGGGCGGTGGTCTGTCTGGCGGTGGATATTCAGGAGGAGGTCAGTCAGGAGGCGGTCAGTCAGGAGGCGGTCAGTCAGGCGGTCGTATGGCAAAGCATCTTGGTATGTAATCCAGCGAATAAATATTATATTATATAAAGTAATGTCCGCAATTAACAACGAACACTACTTTAAGCATCTTGCCCCTTACATTAAGAGGCATCATTCGCAGATTGAAGCAAAGAGGGATGAAATAAAAGAGAAAATAGGTTTTCAATCCCTATTGAAAGCATATTTTACTTGTGAGTGTGGCGAGCAAGTCCGCTTTACCGCCTTACGAGGTCATTACGCAAGCAAGAAACATAGGCGGATTTGTGGTGATTTGCCTGATACTGAAATTAACAATTAAAATAATTTATTAACCCTCTGTAATAATCTTAATTTTCAAGAAATATCAAGATGTTATGATTTATAGTGAGATTGAAAAAAAATTGATTTGTTTTTTCAATCTATTTCTACATCAGCAATCAAGCACACATCATATACGAAATGGCAAGCAAGCAGAACAAGAACGAGAGCAGTATCGTCAGCGAGACCTGCGAATATATGGCGAACTATGTGAAGGAGCGAAGTGATGAAGGATTCACGAATTACCTCGTCTTCAACCTCAATAACGACGATGTTGAAGACGAACTCTTTGAGGCGTTGCGAATTGATGGCGACACAGAAATCCTTGACCTTGAGTCATTCAATCGTCGCATCTTTGAAAACTTCGCCGACTACGCCGAATACGCGTGGTGGGAGAACGAGACAGACGCTCTTGAATACTTCACCAGCAATCACAGCGAGGAGTTGCTTGACACACTCTACGAAGATTACGAAGGTGATTACATAGAGAGGGTGAGCGTTCAAGCGTTTTGCGACGAGAGAAAAGGCGAAGTTGCTGAATACCTCATTCACAACTATCCTGAACTGTTGCCTGCTGTGACGACACTCGCAACGCAAGAGTTGAAGGAGCAGGAGAAGCGTCTCACCGAAGCAGAGAATACGCTCAAGAAGGCACAGGAGGAGATTGAAAAACTCAAGGCAGAGAACGAGAAAATTCGCGAACAAAATGACAGGTTCTTCGCGAAAATACAAGAAGGCGACAAGGCAAAGGACGAATTGAAGCAACTCAAGGACATTTTCAGGCGTCTCGTGCGTGAGGACTAATAGTCGCAA